AAGAACGGCCCTGCAGAGCCCCCGGAGGTGCTGATCATGTTGGGTCCAATGACAGCAATGCCGCCCGAGGCTCTGTACGCTGTCGTAATGGTCTTGGCAACGCCGTCTTGGTTGGTGTAGTTGATGGCGATGTTCGTGGCAGTGCTTGTTCCAGGCGTTTGCATCATCATCAGCATCCGCACACCCTCGCCGTCTGTGTATCGCGGCAAGGTCACATCGTTGGTCAAGTCTTGCTGGTCGGTGTTGTCCAGGTCGATGTACGGGTAAAACATCAAATAGTCGAGAAAGTAGACCGAAGGCAGAAAGCCCGTGGTGCCGCCATGCGTCAACGACATACTGAGCAGATACCGCTCCGTGCTGATGCCGGGGCCGACATAGATGCTGTTGTTGCGGGAGCCGATGAGTTGCGTGGCCTCAAGCGCGGTGCCAACGTATGCGTTGTAAGACGGGATGCCGCTGCCGACGCTGAAATCACCAAACGGGTTGGTCCCGAAACTACCGTAAACCGATGTGCGGATGAAATGCTGGATGTGATGCCGCCCCTGCTCGACGGCATTAGCCACCTCGGCAACGGACCTAAACGGCATCAGGGTTCTCCAGCGGGGCCCACTCCACTTCGTCGGGTGACCACTCCACGCCCCCGTCAGGATGCTCCGAGCAGGCCGACAACTCGGTGTCGGTCAGCGTCAACAGCTCACGGCAGTGGGCGCAGCGGTACACCACATCAGTCCACCGTGGCGGTCATGGCACCAGCAGCAAACTGCGGCTGAATGCCGTTGCTGATGGACAGGCTGGCGTTGAGCGCACCCTTGAGCAGCAAATTTCCAGCACCAGTAGAGTCCGTGCCAATGCCGAAGTGCGTGGCCGTGGCGGTGCCGCCTGTGCACTGACCGAACTGAACCAGGGCGGTGTTGGCGATGGTAGACCCGGTGCGAGTGAAGCCGCCTGCCGTGCGGGTTACACCTACGCGGGCGTAGCCGGTGTAGCTGATCTCGTTGGTGCTCTGGTTGCCCGCCTCGCCAGGGTCTGCGCTGTGCAGCGAGATGAAAAACGAGCCCGCCGTGGCAGAGTTCTGCAGACCGGCGGCGTCGCCGATGTTGCTCCAATCGACGTTGAGGAACAGGAGGTCGAGAAAATTGTGCTCGGCGGCGTTGGTCATTGACATGGTCTGTCCCCTTTCAGATCATCGACTTCAGAGCCGCAATCTTTTGCTCGTACTCGAAGCGCAGCTTCTCGGCAGCGGCCTGCAAGTTGCGAGCGCTGGCCAGCTCGCTGTCGGCCTGCGCCTCGCGCATGTCGGCTTCGGTAGAGCGCTTGACGTTGGCCGCGGCATCAGACTCGACCTTGGCCTTGGCAGCAGCCAGCGCCTCGCGCTCGCCAGCCATCCAATTATCAAACTTTTCGCGCTCGGCCTTCGTCGCAGCGCGCACGGCATCGGCGTCGGCAGACGCCTGCGCAACACGTGCAGACTCCTCGCGTGCCTTGGCCAGAGCAGCGTTGGCATCGGCCGCGGCGAGCTGAGCAGCCGCGTTGGTGGCGTCGGCCTCGGCCTTAGCCTCGCGAGCTGCTGCAGCCTCAGCGGCCGCCGCATCCTGCGCAGACTTGATCTTGTCGAGAACTGCCTTGAGCTTGCTCGGCTCTTTGGCCATCTCGAGGAAGGCCAGGAGGTTTGCCGCGGTGTCGACCGCCACGGCAGAGGGGGTGATGTTGATGTTCATGGGGGCTCCGTTAGGTAGTGGAAATGACCGCGATCTTCAGGCCAGGGCGAGCGCCCAGGTACTCGGTGCCCCCGGCGCCAATTCTCATCGACGTGGAGGCAGCCGTGGGGTTTGCGCCGATGGCGATGCGGCATGCCACATCGGCGTGCAGACGCACGAAACGAGTCGTGTCGGAGAGAGCGGAAGACTGGACCGACGAGGCGCCGATGGCGACCTGCTGATTCAGCAGGGCAGGCTCCTGGCCAGCGGGCACCATGTGCCCACGGCCTGATGCCGTCAGCTCCTGGTACTCGGTGATGTCCAGTATTGCCATTGTGATACCTCAGATGCCGGCGCCCGTGTTGACTCGCAGCGCCGCCTCGGCGTTGAAGATCTGACGCTGCGAATCGATCTTCAGTGCCTCGAGGCGCTCCTTCGCGGCGATCTGCTCTCGGGTGAGCTGTGCGTCCTGGCCGAGCTTGGTCAGGGACAGATCGCGCTCAATGCCGGCCTCTGTCATCGCGATCTCGTACTCTGCCTGTTCGCGCTGACGGTTGTACTCGATCTGCTGGCCCTGTTGGGCGCGGACCTCCTTGTTGTCCGCGATCTTGGCCATGTCGACCTCGGCCTTGATCTGAGCGGCCGCAATGCGCGGATCCTGCGGCGCACCTTGCTGAGCCTGCGCTTCCATCTCCTGCTTGACCTGGTCCTCAGGCTTGAGCAGCTCCTCGGGGTTGACCTTGAACGCCTTGAGGATCGCCTTGAGCTCCTCGCGCTCGCGCAGGTGCGGGATGTAGCGCGGGTTGTTGGTGATGTTGGCCAGGTTCAGCAGGGCCTGGTTCTGGATGTCGCGCTCGATCAGCGCAGTCGACCCGCGGGCGTCGATCTCGTAGTCGCCCTTGATGGCAGGATCGGGATCGTTGGCCATCTTCCAGTCGTAGTACCGACCGATGTGAGGCCTGGTGATGGTGTCGTCGTACAGCTTCACGCGCTGGCGCAGCACGGCGTTCGCGTTGTTGTACAGCATGACCATGCCGCCGACGGTCTCGGGCGCACTGCCCTGCTCGCCGCCCATGATCTGGGGCATGCTGGACTCGACGTCCGCAAACTGCATGGCGGCCTGGGCGATGGCCAGCAGCTCCTGCAGGTGCGAGTTGAACTCGAACACGGTCATGGCCGCGCGCACGTCGTCGAGCTCGTCCTTGGCCAGCCAGATCTTGTTGGGCGTGATCTCGTAGCTTCCGTTCTGCGGAATGATCATGCCCTTCTTGATGACGATCTGGCCGCCCAGCGAGGTACGACCGTTGTCCATCACCTGGCGCCAGGCGCTGTTGACCACCCGCTGCTGGTGCTCGAGCTCGTCTGGCAGGCCGTAGCCGAAGGGGCTGTCGTCGGCCTTGCGCCAGCAGTACACGTCCACCGGCAGCGTGCGGTCGGCGACCCACGACTCCATGGCGCCGACGACCTTGTCGTTGACGATCACGAGCACGCCGAAGTTCACGTCGGTCAACGGGTCGCCCGTGCGGCTGGAGAGCATCTCCATCTCCTCGGGCTCGATCTCGCCGTGGTACGTCCACATCTCGTAGGCGTCCTCGTTGACCATCTCGCGAATGACCCGTCCCTCGGCCACGCGCAGCTTCTGCGGTGCAGTGCGCAGCACCTCGCGGATGGCCTCCTCGTCGTAGCCCGGCAGGCCCACGAGCTGGCGCAGTTGCTTGCGGGTGGCCATGCGACGCATGAAGAACCCGCGGCCAGCCTGGTGATCGTTACCGCAGCTTGGGTCGAAGAAGCAATCCCACGGATCCAGGCGCATGCTGGCCGGCACGATCGACTCGTTGACCTGCAGCACCTGCGTGCCGTCAGCCTGAGGCAACCAGACCTTGCTGGTCTGCCGGGCCGGGAACGGGCCGTATATCACCATCGTGCCCAAGCGAACGGCGTCCTCGATGCCCTTGCGGCTCTCGCCGTTGTACTTGGACTCGGTCAGGCTGTCGTCGATGGAGCGCTCCATGGCCTCAGCCGCCTGCTTGGCAGCCTCCATGATCGCGTTGGCCTCCTCGTTGGCGGTGAAGCCGGTGGGCTGGCCGGTAGCCGGGTCGACGGTCTGGGCGTTGCTGCCCATCATGTCGGCAAGCTCAGGCATCGGCGTGGGCCGGATGCCCCAGTTGCGGTCGTCCACAGGGAACAGGATCTCGCACATGCGCGCCACGGCCTGATCGACCTTTGGGCGCACGATGTTGATCACCACTCTCGAGCGGGTGCCGTCCTGCGCCTTGCGTGCGGGCGGGCCGTTGCGCAGGGTGTTCTCAAACTCGCCGGTGCTGTTGGTGTGCTCGCCGAAGTAGAGCTGCGCGTTCTTGCGCCAGCGCTTCTCAACGTCGGTGTTGGTGGCGCGCCCCTGAATCCACTGGTCGCGCATCTTGGCGAAGACGGAGTACAGGCGCTCGATCTCACCCTTCTGGCGGGTGTCGAACTCTTCCTTGGTCAGCACCTCGTCGCCAACCATGTAGGCAACGTCGGTCGGTAGATCTTTGGGGTCCATGGTGATCCTTTAGTAGCCGGTCACTTCGTCGAGGACCTGCCACGCAGCCTCAGCGCCCCTGGGCACTTCCCACTCTTCCTCTTCATCCGGCCAAGGCAGAGTCAGCGAAGGCTCGTCGATGCGGGCCAGGCAGTCCATGCCATCGTCGAATCGACCCACCGGGAAAGTGGCGTACTCGACCTCCAGCAGCTCCTGAACCAAGTCATGCGGATTGCCCTGCACGTCAGTGTAGTTGAGCTGCTGAGGCAGCCACATGCGGCCGCCTTCGAACCACGGGATGAGCCTGCGGATGCGGGCGTTCTTCTCCACCGCACCAGCCACCTCGGTGGTCTTGAATCGGTACTGCCGGCGCTCCATCTCAGCCTGGATGTGCGGGATGTCGGCCTGCATGCCGTAGCGCTCGTAGCGCACCTGCATCGGCTTGTGCTTCTTGTGCAAGGCGAACAGCGCATCGGCGCGCTGCGTCAGCGTCATCCGGTCGAT